GGGAGCAATATCCGCAGACAGCTTTTCGAGTGTAGGCTCGGGTATGGCTTTTGAATGACAGGCATCTTTTCCGAAACGGTTGTAGGTGGAGCATATCCATACAACTCCGGCGTGGGTCACCTTTCGGCGATAATGCTTTCCGCAGCATCCGCAGGTGATGATTCCGGTGAAAGGATATGTTTTCTGCTTTACTCCCGGATGGGTATGCTTTTCTGCCCTGCGGGAAATCTCCTCCTGAACAGCATTCCAGGTCTCCTTGTCAATGATCGGCTCATGCGTGTTCTGTGCGTGGTATTTCGGCAGAACTCCGTCATTTTTCAGTGTCCGCTTCGTCAGATAATTTTCCCGGTAGGTCTTTTGCAGGATGAGGTTTCCGGTATAGGAGTAGTTCCTCAAAACGGAGCTGACCGAGCTTTTGCTCCAACTGTAGTTCAGCCTCGTCCGGACACCGTCTTCATTGAGGATTCTCGCAATTGTCTCTGTACCGTTGCCTGCAAGGTACAGGGCATACACTTTTCTGACAATTTCCGCTTCCTCGGGAACGATGACATATTTGCCGCTATGCATCCGATATCCCAGCAGAGTGCCGTCCCATGGCTTGCCTTCCTCGAAGTTCTTGCGAATACGCCACTTCTGATTCTCACTTGCCGATTGGCTCTCCGCCTGTGCGAAGGATGCCAAAATGGACATCATGACCTCACCGTTGCCGGAGAGCGTGTGGATGTTCTGCTCCTCAAAAAAGACATCCACCCCCAGCACTTTCAGTTCACGGACGCTCTCCAGAAGCGTGACCGTGTTCCTTGCAAAGCGGGAGATGGATTTTGTGATGACCATATCGACTTTTCCGTCGCGGCATTCTGCCATAAGCCTCTGGAAGTTTTCCCGGCTGTCCCTTGTGCCGGTTTTGGCTTCGTCCGCATAAACGCCTGCGTACTGCCAGCCTGGGTGGTTCTGTATCCGGCTGCTGTATTCGCTGATTTGTGCCGACAGCGAATGGAGCATAGTATCCTTGCCGGACGAAACCCTGGCATAGGCCGCCACCCGCTTCAGCTTCGGTGCCGTGTCCGGAAAGTGCACGGTCTCAATTTTTCTGTCCATTGCTTCGCCTCCTTGTATCAATTTGGGGTTACTATATACATCCATATATAATGGAATAAGTCAAGCGACTTCTGCGAAAATGCTGTCCTTCGGCAGACCGTATTTTCTCGTCAGAATCACGCAGGCTCTTTTGAAATCCTCCTGTGTCAGAAGCCCGTTCTGAACCAGTTTATCTATCAGCGCCAGCGATGTGTGATATGTGATCTGCTGTTCCGGACTGTACGGGTCTGCGGGAAGCGATGTAACATTCCCGACAGCAGTATTTTCGTTCTTTGTTTCCATAGCTCTGAAACTCCTTTCCGCACTGCCGGCAGGTTAGTGCATAATAAGCTTTTTTCTGTAATGATTCCGGATGCTCCTTCCACCACTGCATACGGCAGGCATCCGAGCAGAACTTTTTCATTCTGCGGTGCGCAGACTGCAGTACGGGTCTGCCGCAGTTCATACAGCAGACCGTGCCGGGAATGGCCGGATGACGGCGGATATGGGAGCGCACCGTATTGGGTGATATGTGAAGCAGCAACGCAATATCCCCGGCGCTTTTCCCTTCTATGCGGAGGTTATCGATTGCGATTTTATCCTGTGGTTTCATGGTATTCCTCCTTCTAGGAGAGGAGGACAGTACAGATGTACCATCCCCCTCATGTGGCATAGTTACTCGGCTTTGATCTTCAATGCCTTGACCGCTTCCGGCAGAACGAGTTTTGCGTCCACGCGCTGGGAAGCGATAAAGCCGACCTGCCCGTAGTCGGCATAGCGTTCCGTCAGACGCTTGATGTTACGCTTGCCACGGTCACCGATCCAGAAATACGAAAAATCTCCGAAGAGGACAGGGATACTGCCGGGTTCTATATTGAAACCGTCTGAATCCATTGCATGGCTGACATAGACCCGATGCCCGAACAGCGTTTCATATCCGTCTTTGCGGAAATCCGGATTCCAGATGTAGATGCCCCGTGCCTGACGGATCTTGATCAGTTCGCGGTATGCCTGCTCGGACATAACGAACACACAGTTTCCTCTCTTGCGGTAAGAGTCACGGACAGACTGCTCCAGAGAAATGATATCGTCCATGCTGATTTTTCCGACCTCTTCCGTAATCGCCCCGACGGGAGCCTGATAAATGAGTCCTGTGGGCTTTCCGTCTCCGTTACCGACGAGAAAAGCTTCTTCCTCCGCCTTGCCGATGCGTTCACCGAATTCCGACATAAGATGCGCCTCCAAATCAATGCCGGAATCCTCCAGAAGTTCATTTGATACCAGTACCCTCGTACCGAGCTTGTAGGCAGAGATAACGATCTGACCGAATGTGACATCGGAATTCTGATATGCGTGGGATTCGTCCACCCACTGTGCGGTCGTACCGCTTACCACAGTCGGGATCTTGAGATCGTGCTTCGTGGTGATGACGGTGGAAATGCTGCGGAGGAAATTGTTTTCCTCCAGCGCCTGCACCAGTTTATCGTCATACACATCCGGCACGAGGTAGCCGCCGGAACCGTCGCTGCCTTCCTTGAGCGAGTTCTCCGGGATACCGGTGTACATATGGTCCCAGAAGGACTTGCTGTAGGCGGCATCGTGTCTGCGCTGTGCTTCCGCTGCTCTCTGTGCCTTGACTTCGGCAGTAATACCGTCCATTTCCTCTTTCAGCGCCTGAAGGCGGGATTCATAGTCTTTGGTTGTATTCATTGTGATTTCCTCCATAATTAATAATTGATACCCTTACGGGCGCGGAGCAGACGCTCCATGACATCGTCCTGCGGCGTAGCTCCGGAGAACTCGACCGTGCAGTTTTCTTTGACTACCTGATAGATCTGATACCAGATGTTATTGGCCTGCTTCATATACTCCCGGCTGATATTCACATAGGGAGAATTGGTCACAGAGCCGTTGGCGCGTTTTGCGAGGAAGCCGTAGGTCGATACATACTCCTCGCACTGAATCCATCGGGCTGCCGCCATTGCGTACTGCTCGATGATCTGAGCCGGAATCAGCCGGTCGCATCTGCGTTCGTGCAGCCATGTCCATGTGTTTTTGAAGATATCCTCCGCACAGAGAACGCTGCCGTCCTTCTGCACAGCCTTCATAAATTCGCTGACCGGGGGCATTTCCGCACCTGTCAGTTCTGCGGCGTTTTCACCGAAATCCACAACGGTCAGCTTTCTGCCGCCGGGATTGCCGGATGCCACTTTTTCGGTGATTGCTTTCGGTTTTCTACCGGAACCGGGGCGAGAACCGCCTCGGCTTGTTCCGTCTTTAGCCATAAGGCACTTCCTTTCGTTTGATTTTTTGATTTTTTTTCGTCTGATTTCGCTTGAAGTTTTTACGAAGCCCTGCGCCGTTTCCAAGGGGGAAGCCCCACAGAGATTTATACCCCCCTACCCGGTCACAGCGGTCGTTTAACGCTTGCTTTATCTGTCACCGAGTGCAATGTGCCTCTTGTTATGACAGGAGCGGCAGAGAGACCGCAGATTACTTTCGTCATGCGTCCCGCCACGGGACAGCGGAAGTATGTGATGTACCTCCGCTGCTGTGGTAAGAATGCCGGACTCCAGACAGTCCTCGCAGAGAGGATGTGACTGAATGTACCGGGCGCGAATCTTCTGCCAGTTGCCGTGGTACTGCCTGACTATGTTCGGGTCTCGGCAGTACTTATCGTACTTTCTGTTCTCGGACACCCGATGCTCATCACAGTACCGACCTGCAGTCAGCTTCGGACAGCCGGGATAGCTGCAGGGCTTTAGCGGTTTATACGGCATCGGGAATGTCTCCTGCTTTAATCGTGCGGTCTTCCGCTTTCAGATACCCGTTACCGCCAAAGTCTTCGGGTAGCCATGACTCTGTTTTCTGTCTGAGCCACTCTGCCCATTTGCCGATATCCGTCTGCGGAACATCGGTCACTTCCTTTACCACGCGGTTGGTGTCTTTCCACAGATACAGTACTGCCTTCTTCCGAAGGCTTGAGGTGTTCATGCCGGAGATTTCCAGATCATAACCGTTACCGAAGTTTCGGTAGATGACCTGTTCCTGGTCGATAGGCCTGATGCAATACTCGCTGCCGAGCTCTTTGCAAAGCTCCTTGATGTGTTTGGTGGGAGGAAGTACATCCCAAAATTCGCGATACTTCATGTTTTTGTCCATCCTTTCGGTTGTTTTTGTGTTACGGTAACACTGTCGGCAGCACTCGTTACCAAACTCGTTACCGTGAAAAAGCCTGTAAAATCAATGGTTATAAGCCATAGGTAACGAAAGTAACGAGGTAACAGTAGATATATGTTTATATTGGGAATAATACAAAATACCATTCCGAAGTATTTGTAATTCTCTTTATAGGCATATCTTGTATATCCCCAAAATACTCGTTACCATCGTTACCTTCGTTACCCTGCTGCCGTAAGAGGG